CTTTAAGACAAGTTTGTTTTTCATTGTCTCTTGTATCTCTACAATTTTGGACATAACCTCTTCTTTATGATTGGCAAGTTCGTCGGGTGCAATACCCGTCCAAATCGTAAAGTGTTTTCTTTGAACTATTTTCGGGTTGTCCTCAAAGAAAATTTGAAGAACATTATAACCCATGTTGAACGCTGTGTTTGCAATTTTGGTTAAAATTGTGGTCTTACCAACACCTGTGGGTGCAAGTATGACCCCAATTTCACCTTTGGCTAATCCACCCTTCAGTAGTTTGTCAATACCAGCAACTCCCATAGGAATTGGGTGTCTATAATCTTCCTCCAATACAGTTTCTAATCCTGTGAAAATATCAGAAACATTTTTCTCAACTTCTCCTACCTGTAAAGCCTCACGAACTAATCCTTCCACTTTATCATAAGACTCAAAGTCACCCTCTGTAATAATTTTTTGGGCTTTGTCCATAGCCTTCTGAAGTTCTTGTTGTTTACAAAACTTCAGTGCTTTTTCTTGAACAAACTGTGAACCTTCGAATGGTGCGTCTTTGACTTGTTTGAGTGTGTCGAGAACTATCTTAGCGACAAATTCTTGAGTAACTTCCGCCCTGATAAGTTGCTCCAAAGTTTCAAAATTTGGAGTTGCCTCAAACTTTTTATAATACTCTTTAATTAATTGAATAATAATTTTGAAATACTTGTTATCGAAATATGAACTCTCAATAACATCCATAATGGATGATGCGAAGTCTTTATCTTCAATAATTTGGTTCAGTAATTGTATCTGAAATGTGTTGCCTAAGTAGTCAAAATTCTTATTCATAACTCCGAAATATATCCCCTCTATTTATTAAATATTAGTCCCTCAAATCAAATTCGCAGTATTGATAATTTAATTCTTCAGATGAAAAAATGTCAGTCAAACTTTTCAAAACATCTTTCAAATACGGTCTTACGTCCACTGTATAACGAACTTTTGGAGGAAATAGTTTACCATCAAAAATTCTATGACAAATTGTCTGGTCTCCCACTTTAACGTAAATGTTGAATACTTCAGGGCCATCTGTGAATGAAGTTTCCATGATTGTTGGGTCATGTTTGATTGCCTCCATATTGTCCATCATATAGACAACAGTTTTCATTTTGAGGTAATAGTGAAGCTCATCTTTAAGGTCTTTGATGAACTCATAAAACTCAATTGAGCTTTTCGCATCAGGATTGTAACCTTTAACATTGAAGTATCTTTGTACTACAATGTTTTCGTTGAGAGTCAAAAGAAACTCCATCTTGGTGATTTCTTGTTCTTTCATGTTTTTCATTTGTTTTTAGTGTTTCGTTTTTCTTTTCTTATTAATTTTAAGAAGGGTTTAAGGAAGTTTACCCAAGCTTCATCATTCTTGGGAAGATATTTGAAGAGACCGTCCTCCATCATAAGTCTCATCAAGTTTTTATATCCACGGTCTGTGGGGTCGATTGTATCGGTATGAATTTGTTCTACAAGTTGTTTACCATCATCGGTTATCAGAGGAGTATTAAGGTCCACTATTTGTTTGTTGATGGAGTAGAACTGTTCTCCAAGTATACCGCTTTTGGTCTTACCAGTCAAAATATTTGATAAACTTTTGATAGGTTTTTTCTGCTCGATATTTCGGGCATTATCAAGTATTTCCTCGATAGTGCATGACTTAGTCAACATTTGAGGGAAAAGTTTTATAAGAGTTTTTTCACCCAAACCCTCAATACCATCGATATTGTCTGACTTATCACCTGTAAAGACTTTACAAACCGTCACATTTTGGTGTGGAATTTCTACTTTATTAATTGAAATCTTATCCCCATTTTTGAAATATCTTTTAGATATGGGAGAATATATTGTTACTCTTTCATTTATGAGTTGAGTGAGGTCTTTATCTGCTGAGAAAATTATGATGTTTTCATCAGTTGCTACTTGACTGTAATAAGCAATCAAGTCATCCGCTTCATTGTTTACCATCTCCACCTGTCGGACGTAAACCTCCTCCAAATACATCTTTACTCTTGCCTTTTGTTGCAAGTAAGACTCGTATTTGTACTCATTCATATCTTGTCGACGATTACCCTTATATTGAGGATAGATAGATTTTCTTATTGATGAATTTGAGTCACCATCCCAAAATACAACCACTTTATCGTGATTATGCTCCTCCAAGAATCGTCTAAGTGTATTGATGAAGTGATATACCCCACCTATGTGAGAACCGTCCGTAAAAAGGTCCTTAACCCCGTGAAATCCTATTTTAAATAAATTGTCTCCGTCGACAAGTAATGTTTTTGTCACAAACCTCTTTTAAGGGTTACTCAATCTTCTTTTTCTTCTGTCAATGTAAAATCGCCTTCTGCACCTATAATATCTTTCCAATAATCAGCATATTCTTTTTTATATGCCTCAATAGAAGTTTTTTCCTCTGTAGAATCTTTACCCGCCAAAAATCCGTGTGGTGTTACAATAATTCTTCCATCATCATAACCTAAACCATTGATGTGGTTTTTCATCACGGATACTTTACTTCTTACAGCAAACTTAACGCTTCTTTTGTCTTTAGTTGCAGTAATCTTGGTAGTGCCAGCCCCTTTCTGATTTCCAAATAAGAAAACCAAAGAAGAGTTCAACCAAACTGATTCTCCACCTTTTGCTTTGATTTTTGGTTGTCCGAAAGGATTGTCAGGAAGTTCAACCCAAGGTTGGTTAATAATTATGAGTGTGTTTTCATATTCTGTATCTGCCTTTCTTGAACCTGAAATTCTTTGATTAATACCCATTCCTATTTTGTCGGATAATACCGAAGCATTGTGTTGCTTTCCTCCTTTACCTTCATAGGTCATCTTACAAGGTACAGAACCAACTGAATCCCAAATAAAACAAAGACTATAATTTAGTTCTCCTTTCTCTTGAGCATCTAAAACTTCATTAATGTAATCAGTAATTTGTTCGATGTAACTAAAATTATTATTGAATAAAAAGAAACCATCCCAGTCCATTTCACCGGTTTCTTTGTCAACAACTTCCTCACATTGGAAACCCATAAGTTTCGCGTGGTCAAAACTCCATTTCTGTTCTGTAATAATGAAAACAGGAAGTATCTCTTTCTTTTGAGCGTCCACAGCAGCTTTAATTGCCGCAGTTGTCTTACCCGTATCAGAGTGACCGAGGAACATATTTATGTGTCCAATTGCAGGACCAGGAAGTCCAACAGCATCCAAGAAATCAGAACCTAAGTCCAAAAATCTTTGGGGTTTGTATTTTGCAGAAGTAGAGAACTTCTTTTTTAAATTACTGAAGTCGTTTTTTTTGATAGCCATAATTAAAAGTCTAAGTCGTAATCGATGAAATCCAGTAAGTCATCCTCTGGGTAAAAATCTTCCCATATTCCATCCTTGTTAATATAAAATCCCCCACCGTTACCATCTTCCCATTTTCTCAAATGATAAACATTTCCATCTTCATCTTCCAATTTGAATTCGTAGGTAACAGCTTCGTAGATTTTTTCTGGTTCTTCTTGTACTTTGAAACTCATAAAATAAAATTAAGGGCGGTTTGTCGCCGCCCTTGGTTATAAATTAGAATGGTAAATCTTCATCAGCCGCCGCGTCTGCTTGTGGGTCTAGGGTTTTTGAAGGTTTATTTCCACCCATAGAGGTTTCAGAAACTTCGTCATCACCATAAACGTATCCACCCTTTTCATTGTCCCACTTTGGTGTTTTACCTTCAGCAATTGCTTCTAAGTACTCAACAGGTTTTTTGCTGTAAACATCAGTCCAACTCAATTCATCCGATAACCACTCTTTAGCTTGGTCTGCATCTGCAGAAACTGGAGATGGGTCATCATACATAATTGCTGATACAGTTGTATATTCTTTACCCTTTGGAGTTTTAGATTTTGCAAGTTCAATGATAAGGTCACGACCTTTTTCTGCGTCGGTGATATCACCTTTGTTTCTCCAAATTGGAATAATTTTGTCTAAGATACCCTCGTTCTTGTAGTTGTGTTTAAATCTCCAAAACTTTGGTCCGTCTGCTTCGTTATCTCTATCGATAACTTTCACGATGTAAAACTTACGTGACTTGTATTGTTTTGCCAACTCTTTGTCGGATTCTTTTCCTGTTGACATCAACTCTTCGTAAACCTCATTTAAAGGTGAACGTTCGTTGTCATTTTTTCCTGGGTCGTAGAACTTTTGCCATTGACCCCCTACTTGGATTTCGTGATACCAAGCCTCTTTGAATGGTGAGGAACCATCTGCGGTAGGAAGAATTCTTACTCTTCTCTGACCTGATTTCTCTTTATCACCAAGGATTAAAGCGAAATACTTTTTCATTCTTTCGTCTTGTGACATTCTTGATTGGGCCCCGCCCCCTTGTTGTGATTTTTCATACTGTGCCAATACGGCGTCTAATAC